GTGTAGTTTTTCTGTGCCTCCGTTTTTGTTTAGTGTAAGTCTTGCACCATTATGTAATGGCTGTGGCCAAACACCAATATTAACCCAAGCATATCCTGCACTTTCGACATTTAATACAGGACTAAACTCTTTTTCTACTACATATACAAAACTGTAATAATAAAATTTTTGATCTCTGCTTTGATAAACGTCTATAGGATTTAGTTTTGCAAGCTCAGGAACAAACCCAATTTCTTCTGTTAGTTCACGCTGGATGCACTCGTAAACTGTTTCGCCCTTTTCAATAAGGCCGCCCCAAAATCCCCAAGTGTTTTTAAATCTTTTATCTGAGTTGCGTAGTTGTAGTAAGCATCGTCCAGTGTCCTTTGCCAAAAATACTACGCCAGCGGCTGTTGTCATTACAGTACAAGTCTCCAGTAACCAGGATTGTATTCACCTTCGTAACTACTTATCCATGCGCTACCAGTCCACTTGAATTGTTTTGATGTAAAATCGTTTGTTACATATTGGGTTGTAGTAACTGCGGTAGAATTAAACACCACAGTCCAATCAGAACCGTCATATTGAATAATATCGTTTTCGTTTGCATCTACACTCCAGCTAGGATATCCGCTGGCACTAATAGATTCTGTTATTAAATATCTTTGCCCTAAAGTAGCAGCGTCTAACCCATTACCAGGACTGCTAGCAGTAGGATCAATAATTTTTGTTAAATCAGCAAGCGTGTTAGATGGTAATGTATCAGTATCGAGGTTAAATATTAAAGATGTATCATCTAACGGATTACCTACAACACTTCCGATAACGAGAAATTCATCGCTATCACTATTATTGCTGGTATTAAGTTTTAGTAAACTAGTAACACTAAGTTCACCTTTCATTTCAATAATATCTTTCCATACAGCAGCATTTCCGGCTGGTGACATAAGTGTAGCTGTAGCACCAGAGACTAGCAGTTTATAATCATTTGGCGTGATAACTAATTCACTGTCGTCAGACACAGTACCAAAGAAATCAGCATACGCTTGATCGTAACCTAATCCGGTCACACTATCAACTTTATGGATATCTGCGATAATTTGCTGAATAATTGTTTGTCGCTTAACTTTAGCAGGAGGGCTAATCCAGATAGGTATACTAAATGTTAATGTTGCAATATCTAAAGTTTCATCAACACCCGCAGGAATACCTCTGCTACTCCAATTAATGTCTGTTAGTTCAATTTCAAATACACTAGTCCAATCTAATGGATTGCTGTTTGATTGTAGCTGAATACTAGGATTAAAGATAACAAAAATTTGTTCTAGTAATTGAAGTTTTGTGTCTGTATTAGTAGTCCATATGTCTACTTGCACAGTCATATTGTACGGAACAGGCATATAACGTTGTGTAGTATACAAATTGCCTTGCTCACTAGTATACGAATTATTTACAGTATCAAATTCACGTTCTGCAACTTGCTGAGTATCTACTAAAAATGGTTCAGCAGTTCTATCTCTAGCAGGCTGAATGCTTTGAATACTTACAGCAATTTGTGGCGCACTATTAACAATATTTTCACTGTTATTGCGTAATAAATGCGCCACAAGTCTGCTTGAATCACCATAACGAGCAGGCACACGGTTGTAATTTACACCGTTCTTAGTGTTTTCTTTTACTTTAAAGTTTGAAAATACTCGTATGATTTGAATTAGATAACGCTTTATCTGTTCGTCATACCAGTAATCTAAGTTCTTGCCTGCCATTATGTTTTCCTTATGCTAACCAGCTAGCATACTTTTTAGTTTTTTCTTTGCGATCGTCTAAACCGTGTGTGCCACCATTGATGCGCTTTGTTAGCTCTAGGATAGCAGCATCGTTGACGCCCTTATCACAGATAGCCCATAGCTTGTTTGTTTCAAAGAAGAACATTGCACTTTCAAATGCATACTTGCTAGCAACAACATCTGGATTGGTCATTACTTCTGGATCACCGATGTACTTTGAAAACGCTTCGTAGTTGCTCTTACCAGTCAACTGGATAGCACCACGACCACGGAACTTGTAACCATCGCCAGAAGCTTCTGGACCATTGCCCATTCTGCCGCCGTATACCCGATTAGCAATCATTTCTGGCTTACGCTCATACTTAGCGGCTGTAGCAGCATCAGGGAAATACTTCTTAAAGATACCTAGTAAGCCTTGTGCGCCATAGTTTAAGTTTTCGTTGAATGTTTTAAATCCACCTGACTCGTGAGCGCACTGTGCAAAGAAGTGAGCCGCTCTAGCATCACTTAGCTTATAAAATGCCTGTGCAGCCTTTAGTGTACCTGGTCCCCAAGCACCGTCCGATGTTGCACCAACTTTTTCTTGTAGAATTTTAACTGACATGTGTGCTCCTTAAAGGTTCTTCCAGGCGTTTGTTGGATCAAAGTCTGTTGTTGGAACATACTTTGTTGACTTACCGTCTTTCTTAGCAATTAGTTTTTGCTTACGATTACCACCTTCCTTCTTAATGGAAGCGTGTACCCAACCTGAGTTCTTGTCGCCTTCTACGTAGAACTCAAGAATTACTTGGTCAAATTCTAGATTGTCAGCAATCCAGTCAGCTACGATCTTGTTTGAAATACCAGTGATTTCAAAGTCAATAGCTTGACCGTTAACGTGTTGACTTGTTGTGCTGCCGCCTACAGCCTTGTTAACGGCTGGACTGCGATAACTTGAGTTAATTGTTACAGCCTTACCAAAGTGAGCACGAACTGGCTCAAGAATCTTCTCACAGCAATAACGCATATTTTCGATGTGTTCTGCTGTTGGTGTATTTGGTAGACCTAGCTTTTTTGCTGTTGGTGATGCAGTCATTTCTTCTAATGTGAAATGCTCTGTTAATTTTGTAGCCATTTGTTACTCCTTTAGTTGTCTGTCTTTGGCTTTACTACTTTGCTGAGATTAGTTTTTTCTTCAGTAATCTCGCCGCCTGAATTAATTGTGTAGTTATCGTTGTTAATAAATGATGTAAGCAATCTGTTCGCCGCAGCCCATGCGCTACGAGCGTCATCGCCTACACGTATCCATCTACTGCCTGATTTTTGAAATAGCCTGTTAGGAGTAAAGTCGGTTCGTAAGAAATAGTCACCGTTACTTACTCCGCTAGTTGGAAAACTTGCTCCGCTACCTACAACACTCAAACCGTTAGGCGGTTGACCATCGCTTGCACCGTAGTCAAGTCCGACTACAGGCTTGTCTGGTACATTAGGATCGAAATATAAGTGTGTGTTATTTCTGTATTGTGGATCATACGGAACATCTCGTTCTGCCTGAGCCAAAATTGCGTCATTAATTGTAATTTCGTTTTGGTACTTGCTAATAAGATTGCGTAAGTCGCCTTCTTCTTCACCTGTACCAAGAATGTCTCTGTATTCTTGACTGTCACTGATAGGACCGCATTTGACACGCCATAAGTGTGGCCACCAACGAGGGTCGTACCCTTCTGCTGGTCTAGCGCCTTCTTGTACTACATAAAATCTGTTAACTGCATCTTCGCTGCCTAACAGCAAATCGTCTCGTAAGTGAGGCAATTCTAGTACGTCACCTGGCATTAGTTTACGACCTAACGCTTCAATCATGCTTTCAATATGGAATGTTAAAAACACTGTATCGTTAGCTAAGAATGCACCAAACTGGGTTAAGTCGAACCCGTCATTGTCTTGTATATTATACTGACCTCTTAGCTCGTAAATTGTTTTATCATATTTGCGATCTCTATTTTCTAAAAACAGCAAATCTTGAATAAACACTTCATTGTCATTTCCGGCGCTACTAGGACGAGTAGGATCACCTGTATTAGCAGTTTCGTGAACACCTAAATATTTGTGAATATGCACGCCGGTACCACCAGCGTGAAGGTGTTCACCGACAACTCTGTCTATGAATTTAAAATCGTTAGTTTTAACTGGATTCCACAGTGATAGTCTTGGCATAATACTATTTATCTAAATTATTTTATACATTTGCCGCACGTTTCTACGCATTTTGCCGTATAAGCAGTTTCCCCGGGCAAGTCTCCTGTTATACCCTGAAGTAGTGTTGTTTTATAATATGTGTTATTAATTATTTCTTTATAATGATTATTGTAACGAGGGATAAAATCTTCTCTAGGCGTAAATTGCTTTTCTAACTGATAATTACTGCCCTCAGAGTGTAACCCTGCACCTATAAAACAACACGGCAACAATGCCCCGTCACAGTCGATATATAAGTCAGATGTTGAAGTTCCTATTCTGCAATCTACATTAAAATCACCTTTATTGATATTTGTAGTTTCGCAATCATGTTGTATAAAATTAGTGCAGGTTAGATCGTCACGGTGCAAAGCTACAACGTCGGTCGCCTTGACATCTTTTGGTAAAATATCATACAAATATGTACCATAATCGTCATATACTCTTATAGGTAAAATTTTTGTTTCACCTGAGTTATTTTTGTTATAACTAAATCCAAAAGGTTCTTTAACATCTAAGATAATGTTTTTTTCGTCGCATATCGCTTGAATTTTTTCTAGTTGATGTTTGTTGTGCTCAAAGATTAAGAACTGCCATATACTTTTACCACCTGCGTTAGTGTAAGCACAAAGGTTGGCCCATAGTTTTTTCCAACTTACATTTCTGCGGTATATATGGTTTGTATCGTCTAATCCGTCAATGCCCCATACAACACGAGAATTGGAATTTTTTAATAAATCTCCTAGTCTTGTCCACCATTCTACGGATCTTATGCCCCCATTGGTGTGGATAGTAAACTCGGCAGTAGAATTACATTGTTTAATGTAATCAATGATTTCGACAAGCTCTGTACATGCGATCGGATCGCCTTTAGTGCCACAGAAGTTCCAAAAGTTGACATTACTGCAAAAATCTTCCCCTAAATCGTCTCGGAAGTAACTTAACCCTAATTCTGTGTTTTTTATAATAGGATTGATAATACCACCACGCAAACGTCTAACACAGACAGGACATTTTGCATTACACTTGTCTGTTAGTTCTACATGTATGCTAGATAGATTTAAAAAAGATGGCAGCATTTGTATACTTATCAATATTAAAAATACTCGGTATGCGATTTCAATAAATATCGCTATGAATAAAGCCGTCCGCGGAGCTAGACCTATTAAAAACCTAGCCGTAAAGCAACATTATGCAAACCACGTTTATAAGGATGTTTCATTAAAAGAATATGAGACAGTGTGGAGAAATTGGCTCGAATATTCTGATACGAAGTTAATAAACGGGTTAGATCAGTTTGAGTTTGCGGATTATACTCAAGGTACAAGTCAAACGTTTGACCATTTTATTTTAAAACATGCTGCCGATAAACATATATTTTGCCTCCGCGGTGATTTTCAATATCATGCTTGTTTGGGCAAACACATCAATTTTTCATACGTAACTAACTACGCTGATTTGATTAGTAACATACAAGGTAAAGGCTTACATGCGCTTTTGATTAGCGCCCCCTTTAGTGACTTTGGATGTATGCATCCTGAGTTTTATGATATTTTAAATATTTGCGAAGTTAACGATATTCCAGTTTGTGTGGATTTAGCATACTGGGGGATTTCTAAAAAAGTAAATCTTGATTTAAATTATCCTGCTATTCGAGAAATTACTTGTAGTTTAAGTAAGCCATTTTATGCTTTAGAAAATCACAGAGTAGGAATCAGGTTTACTAGAACCTATGCTGATGACGGTATAAGTATGTTAAACGAAGTTGAAATGCAAAATAAGCACAGTATGAGCTTAGGCGTTCACTTTATGAAAAGTTTCAACCCAGATTGGAACTGGGAAACATACGAACAACGTTACTACGATGTATGTAAAGAATTTGGCTTCATTTACACTGATACTGTAATATTTGGTTTAGGTGATGAAGCTAGATATAAACATTTCAACAGAGGCGTACCTGGAAACTACAGAGTATGCATTTCCGAATACCTTGAGGACAAATAAAAATGATTGTAAATTCACACAACGACTGGGACCAACTAGAAGAAATTATTGTAGGTCATGCACACCACAGCCGCATCGCTACAGATATTAGCGCACACAGCTTTAGCTATGCAAATCATCCAGCTGAAAAAATTAAACATTTAGAAGGCACCTACCCTCAGTGGGTAATTGACGAAGCAAATGAAGATGCTGATGGACTAGCAGACACACTTACTAAAATGGGCGTAAAGGTACACCGCCCTAAAATTATTGACTGGGATAAGGTTAACTACGATATTGGCCAAGGCTGGAACACCAAAGGCTGGTATAGCTGGTGCCCACGCGATTTAATTTTACCGCTAGGCGACATGTTGATTGAAACACCTACACCTGTACGTGCTAGATACTTTGAAACAAGATTGTACGAAGATATTTTGTATGAAGCATTTGAAGATGGGGCAATGTGGGTTCAAGTACCTAAGCCAAAGTTACACGATAATATGTATCAGTTTGATGATCTTAAGAAAGCAACACTGATGGATCATGAAATTTGTTTTGATGCTCCTAATATTGTTCGTGTCGGCCGCGACTTACTTTATCAAGTTAGTAATAGTGGCAACATGAAGGGCTTTAAGTGGCTCAAGCGTTTCTTAGAACCAATGGGTTATAAGCTACACTACAGCGAACTATATAGCTTTGCACACTTTGACAGCACTATTATTCCTCTACGGCCCGGCCTAGTACTGCTAAACAGTACACGAGTAACACCTGACAACTGCCCTGAAATCTTTAAGAAGTGGGATAAGATTTGGTTTAGTGATTGTGTTGTACAAGGCAGCAAACTTGCTGACCAAGGATACATTGCACCATGCAGTCCATACATTGGTATGAACATTCTCAGCGTTAACGAAAACACAATTATTTGTGATAGCGCACAAGAACCACTTATGCGTGAACTAGACAAGTGTGGCATCGACAGCGTACCAGTTCGCTTCCGTCATAGTATGACACTAAGCGGCGGCATTCACTGCGCTACACTTGATTTACGCCGCAAAGGAACACTAGAGAGTTATTGTGATTAAATACGGATATTTAGACATTGACGTACACTCTGCACAGTTAGACCAATTAAACTTTGATGACTTGCACGAGTGTTACCGTCAGTATGAATGTCTAAACCAGTATTATAATAAACATAATAGCAGTATCTGGCAAATGTTTGACGATGCATGTCCGCAATGGGTACGGGACACAGCTAAAAGGTTGTTAAACAGTGTTAATGAAAATGTCAACTTTGTAGTAAGTATTATTAGAATAGATCCAGGCAATATAATACCTAATCACATTGACGCACATTTTAAAGTGCAAGAAAAATATGGTAAAGGTAAAACTGCTCGTTATCTAATAATGTTAGAAGATTGGAAGATGGGTCATTACTATGAAATACATAATCAGCCATACGTAAAATGGCGTGCAGGTGATTGGACTAAGTTTGAACAGGACGATTGGCATCTTGCCGGCAACATGGGCGACAAGCCTTTTTATTCTATGCAGGTAACAGTTAGATTATGATTGCAGGACACATTAACATCGATCATATCGACTACTTGTTATTAGAGTCTACTGTTTTTACTGAGCATACTGAAACACGAGAAGCAGGCGGCTTTTGGAAAACATTAGATACACTTACTCCTGACTTTCCATTACATTCTGACGTAGTACATCAAACATTTGATTCAGGTTGTCCTAAATGGGCACACGATATTAAACAACAGTTTAATTGGTTGATGCATAGTATGGTTACAATTAATAAACTTACTCCCGGATGTTTCATACCGCCACACAAAGATACTATGTATAGAATTAAGAAAAAAGCAGACAATGAACAAACAGATGTATCGGCTCTTAAGCTCGTACGCATAAATCTTTTTTTACAAGATAAAGAAATCGGCCATATGTTCGAAATGGATAGTACTTATCTAAATAAATACAAAAAAGGAGACTATGTAGTTATCACACCTGATAAATTACACAGTGTTGCTAATTTAGGTTATTTGAACAGATACACTATGCAACTTACCGGCTTTACACACAAGGACATGTTTATATGAAAATTTTTATTACAGGACACGACGGCTTCATTGGCCAACATATGGTACAGCGTTTACAAGGTAAACACGAGCTTGAATTTCTACAGCATGATTTACGAGATCACGATAAAGTAGGATTTCAAATCCGACAGTTTAATCCAGAGATCATTGTACACCTTGCTGCTCGAACTGAAGTTGAAAAGAGTTTCTATGAGCAGATCACATTTAGTGATATTAACTATACCGGTACAGTAAATCTAATTGAGATTGCTAAAGACCTGCCTAATCTTAAGAACTTCGTGTTTGCTAGTACCATGGAAGTATACGGCTGGCAACCTATCAGTGACTTGATTCGCGACGGTAAGGAAAAAGGTATTTTTGCTTTTGATGAAAGCACACCGCCTAATCCTAATGCTCCATATGCAGTAGCTAAGTATGCATGTGAAAAGTATCTAGAGTATGCACACCGTAGTTATGGTTTACCATTTACTGCTATCCGTCAAACTAACGCATACGGTCGTAAAGACAATAACTTCTTTGTTACTGAGCAGATCATTTATCAAATGCTGACTAATCCTAAAGAAATTAACTTAGGTTACGGCGAACCTTATCGTAACTTTATATACATTGACGACTTACTAGATGCATGGGAAACAGTTATTGAAAATCCGGATAAATGTGCGGGTGAAATTTTTTGCATAGGCCCTAACAATGCCATTAAGATTAAGGACTATGTGCAACTCATTGCTGATAAGATTGGTTGGGACGGCCATGTAAACTGGAATACAAAGCCAAAACGCCCGGGCGAGATTTATTTGCTTAACAGCACTAACAATAAGATTACTACTCGTTTGGGTTGGTATCCAAAAGTTGACCTCGATGAAGGCTTGGATCTTACTATTGCAGTTTGGAAAAATATCGTTGATAACAAATTAGAATTTAACGCTAAAAAGAAGTTTAGTATTGGGAAGTAATAACTCGGTTGACAAATCATGTGCTGATGCTATACTATTAACTAATGGAGCATAGGAGATAAGTGTGGCAAAAACTAAGCCAAAACGCAATCTTTCAATAAACGGAATGAGTATCCCTGAATGGGGACTTGTAAAGAAGGATATTAAACCTTTTAAGAACTCTAGTGGTGTACTAATGGATTACAAGCGATTGTTTCAATCTGCTATGTATTATGTTCACTACGAAGTGCCGTCCAAAACATTGCACGCTAGTTTTATCAAATATTGCGAACGCTTCGATAAAAAGAAATCGGCGATTCTTAAAATATTACCCGAATACGAATTTATGAGCGCAGGTAAGTATGCTTACCTTGCGCTTAAGGGCGCTGAACTCGATGATGACACAATTGCTCACCTAGAAAAGAAATATAACGAGCTTCTTATAAAGGCAGAAGCATTAACTAAAGTTAAATCAGCTGAGACTAAGCAAAAGGTAGTCGGCCCGGTTATTTCGATTCAAACACGAATGCGAGAGCAGGTCTCTGATCTTTGCGGTCAGTGGGACGAGTATGTTGACCAACTTTGTTTTGGTAAAGACTTTGACCTCTCTAAGTTTGATCCACACGCTCAAATGCAAGTATACAATAGTGGTGTGATTAAGGCTGCTCACGCTAAGATCATTAAAGATATGTATACTGGGCAGTACGAAGAAGCTAAAGAAGTAGTTGTTTGGAAAGACGAGCAACTAAAGGAAGGCTATGCTTACATGACTGCTAAAATGCGTAAAGACTTTCTTGCGTTTTTTGAAAAGATCATGACAGCCTGCGATACCTACATTAACACTGGTAAGGCAGTACGCAAGACTAGAGTTAAAAAAGCACCTAGCAAGGAGAAGCTAATTGCTAAGATCAAATATAAGGAAAGTGATCCTAGCATTGGTCTAGCAAGTATTAACCCACTTAGCATTATTGACTCTAACGTGCTATGGGTATATAATACAAAAAACCGTAAACTAGGTTGTTATGTAGCAGATTCGATGGGGCAAGTACTAAGTATTAAGGGTACCAGTATCATCGGATTCGACCCTAAAAAGAGTGTGTGTAAGACTGTGCGTAAACCAGAACTGCTCAAAGGCGCAGGCAAACTACCTAGAACTAAAATGCAGAAACAGTTTGATGAAATCCGCGCTACAGAAACATCTATGAATGGCCGTCTAAACGAACATATTATCCTGATTAGTACTTTCTAAAAAGATAAATAGTATCATGCCAGCAAATCAAATAGGATATAACAGTCGACAGGATCTAATTCGTGAACTACAATTGCGCCTCGCAGACGGTATTGTAGACGTTGAATTAGACCGTGATCACTACGATGTAGCAATCGATAATGCTCTTGCTAAGTATCGTCAGTTAAGTTCAGGGTCAGTTGAAGAAAGTCTCATCTTTATTCAAACACAAAAAGACGTAACAGAATATACTCTCCCAGACGAAGTACAAGAAGTTCGCAGACTGTATCGCAGAGGCATTGGTACTAACAGCGGCGGCGGCACTAACTTTGACCCATTTGATGTAGCATTTAACAACATGTATATGCTACAAGCAGGCCAGATTGGCGGCCTTGCTGTATTTGATGCGTTTGCACAGTACAAAGAAACAATTGGGCGTGTGTTTGGTAGCGAATACAATTTCCTCTGGAACCGCAACACCAAGAAACTAAAATTACTTCGTAACGTACAGCACGAAGAAGAAGTAATGATAGGTGTATATAACTTCATTCCAGAAGCTATTTTACTTAAAGATGTATATGCAAGTCCGTGGCTGGCTAGTTATGCGCTAGCAATGTGTAAGCATTACCTAGGTGAAGCTCGCAGCAAGTATACTAGTGGCTTACCCGGCGCAGGCGGCGCAATTCAGCTTAACGGCGCAGAACTAAAACAAGAATCACAGCAAATGCAAGAGCAGCTAAAGCAAGAACTCCATAATATGGAAGAAGGTAATAGTCCGCTTGGTTTTATCATAGGTTAAGAATGATTATTGGTCTAATTGGTTTTATCGGTAGCGGTAAAGATACGGCTGCACAAGAATTTGTAAAACTTGGTTGTAAAAAAGACAGTTTCGCCGCCCCACTAAAAGATATGTGTGCCGCAGTATTTGGATGGTCAAGAGAACTATTAGAAGGCGACACAATTGAAAGCCGTGAATTCCGTGAAACTCCTGATATGTTTTGGACTCGTAAGCTAGGCATTGATCATTTTACTCCGCGTCTAGCACTTCAACTTTTAGGTACAGATGTTCTACGCAATCAGTTCTCTCAAGATATTTGGTTAAATAGCTTAGAATATCGCATTAGAAAAAATACTCTTAACCGTGAATGTATTGTCATCAGTGATGCTCGTTTTAAAAACGAACTCGAACTAATTACAGAAATGGGCGGCAAGATTGTGTGGGTTCGCAGAGGCGAACTACCCGAATGGTACGACATCGCAGCCAGCGCACATACTGGTAATGCAGTAAGCCGCAAAATTATGCAGACACGTTACAGGGATATACATGAAAGTGAATGGAACTGGGTAGGCTTCAAACCTGACTACACCATTTTCAACACTGGTACGATTGAAGATCTACGTGACCGTGTACTTGAAATTAACTTAGATATTAAAAAACCTCGCCTAGTTGCAGTCTGAGGCTATTTAGCAAAAACCTTTCATTCTGTTGCACCCGGTAGTCAAATAATACCGGTTTTCTCCATTTTCGCATAAATACTTGCATAGGAAACACATTAACCTATTAACGGGAGAATAACATGGCAACATTAGTTTCACCTGGTGTAAGTGTAAGCGTTACCGACGAGAGCTTTTATGCTCCTGCCGGTACCGGAACTGTTCCTCTTATCGTAATTGCAACAGCGCAAGATAAGAGCACTCCAGATGGTAGTGGTACAGCAGCTTATACTACAGCAGCAACAGCAGGCAAGGTACAATTGATTACCAGCCAAAGAGACCTGCTAACAAATTTTGGTAATCCAATTTTCAAGACCAGCGGTGGTACTCCACTACACGGTCATGAGCAAAACGAATACGGCCTAATGGCAGCTTATAGCTTCTTAGGTATTGCAAACCGCGCATATGTATTACGTGCTAACATTGACTTAGATCAGCTAACAGCAAGAGCAACTGCTCCTTCAGCTGAAGCAGCTAGCGGTGCATATTGGTTAGACACAGCTAACACTGTATGGGGTTTGAAGCGTTGGAGCGGCAGTGCATGGGTACGCCAAACTGTTAAAGTTCCAGCATCTAGCGACATGGACTCGCCAACAAGCATCAAGCCAGCTTATGGTAAAGATGGCGAATTTGCAGCACTATATTTTGTAAATACCGGTGATACTGCAAGCACTATAACATTACATCAGAAAGTTTCTGGGTCATGGTACAAGATTGGCACAGCAGGTTGGGATAGCGCAAGCGGTAAAGACTTCCAATTAGCACGTCATACTAGCTTACCTTCAACTAAGAGCGGCGGTGGATCACTAGCAGATGGTGACTTAATGCTACAAGTTAATAGTCCAAATAACGGTACAAGCATTGTAGTTAAAGTTTACAATGCATCTACTGGACAGTGGACATCAGAAGCAATAGAGCAATGGGTTTCATCAAGATCTGCTTTTGCAGCATATGGATCTAACCTAAGCGAAGGTGATCTATGGGCAGATTTTATCGATGATGATGCAACAATTATACTACGCCGCCACAACGGTAATAGCAGTTTAACTGTTACATCGAGTGCAGTTCTTAGCGATACAGCTACCGATCTAACCGGTCATAGCGGAGCAGTAGCGTTCTCAATTACAGTTAACGAAGGTACAGCAGTAGATGTTGAACTTTCGAGCGATGCTGATAGTGACGGCAATGCTAGCGTTGACGATATCGTTGCCGACATCAACAGCGCATTATCACTAGCAAACGCAACAGTTAGCTTTACATCAACTGTACTTGCAAGCAACGTTAACGGCAGAATCCGTATTGTTGATACCGCAGGCAGAGATATTCTACTTGAGGCTGGTAACGTAGCAGGATTTGGTCCTGCAAACCTAAACCTAACAGCAGACGAAGTCTATACAAACTGGGAAGAACTAAGCTATGAAGCAAGTTCTACCGCAGTAGTAGGTGAAACCGCTAACGGTACATTATGGTATGATAACGTGATCAGTGCGGATAACATTGACATTCTTATCAATGATTCCGAAGACGGTTGGGTTACATACACTGGAGACATCCAAGTAACAGCGTCTGAACCAACTAAGCAAAGCGATGGTTCAACTACACTAGCAACAGGCGACCTATGGATTGACGGTGGCGATTTAGAAAACTTCCCTGTAATTTATAAGTGGAGCGCAGATGATGAGTGGGTTCTCGTTGATAACACTGATCAAGTAAGTGGCGACGGTATTGTGTTCGGTGATTTCCGCCCACGTGCAGACACATTATCGACTGTAATGGACGGCGGTCACCCACCTGAGTCTCAATATCCAATCGGTATCTTGGCATGGAACAAGCGTGCTAGTGGCGGTAACGTTAAAGAGTATAACGAAGTATACATTGTAAGCGGTAATGATATTGGTCCTAAATGGGTTGACTATTCAGGTAACAAGCCAGACGGCTCACCTTATATGTTGCGTAAAGCTCAACGTGCAGCAATTGTACGTCAAATGCAAGCAGCGGTAGCAGCTAGCGAAGAAGCGAGAAACGAAGTAAATCGTTTCAACTTAATCGCTTGCCCAGGTTATCCTGAATTAATTGACGAGTTAGTAAACTTAAACGTTGATCGTAAGGAAACTGCATTTATCATTGCTGATGCTCCATTACGTTTATCTTCAAGTGCAAGTGCTACACAAGCATGGGCTACTAACAGTGCCAATGCTGACGGCAACGGTGAAGATGGCTTAGTAACAAGCTCACCATACGTGGGTGTTTATTATCCACACGCATTAACAACTAACATTGATGGTACAAATGTTCTACAACCAGCAAGTCATATTGCTCTACGTACATTAGCATTTAACGATCAGGTTGCCTTCCCATGGTTTGCACCAGCTGGCTTCCAACGTGGTCTAGTAAGCAATGCTACTAGCGTAGGTTACTTAGATGCAGCAAGCGCAGAATATGTATCAGTTGCACTAAGCGAAGGACAACGTGATAGCTTGTATGTTAACAAGATTAACCCAATTGGTAACTTCCCAGGCCGCGGCCTAGCAGTGTTTGGTCAGAAGACTCTAAACCCTGTTTCAAGTGCATTGGATCGTGTTAACGTAGCACGTCTAGTTGTTTACATTCGTGAACGCTTAGACGATATTATGAAACCATTCTTGTTTGAACCAAATGACGAAATTACACGTCAGAATGCTAAGGTTGTAGTTGACCGTTTCCTAGGTCAGTTAGTAACACAGCGCGGTTTGTTTGACTTCTTAACAGTGTGTGATACAACAAACAACACACCTGCAAGAATTGATCGTAATGAACTACACATTGACATCGCTATTCAGCCAGTCAAAGCAGTTGAGTTTATTTACATTCCAATTCGCATCCAGAATACACTGGGCGCAGCGCAGTAAGGTTGGTTCCTTACCAAACAGAAAAAGGGGCAGCAATGCCCCTTTTTTTGTCAAATTAAAACAAGAGTTAATGTTTTTTCCATTTATATGATAAATATTTACATAGAAAGAACTAACCGTTCGTAGGAGAACAAGATGGCAAATATTAATACAACAGAAACCAGATCAAAGTTTGGTGTTCCTGTTACCGGTAACACAGGTTCAGGCATTTTAATGCCTAAGCTAAAGTACCGTTTCCGTGTTAGCTTCTTAGGAGGTTTCGGTGGCGAAGCTGAATCAAGAGTACTAACACAAAACGTACAGAACGTTAGCCGCCCAAAGATTACATACGAAGAAGTAACAATTGACAGTTACAACTCAAGAATGTATTTACAGGGCAAGCACAGTTGGGAACAGATCTCAGTTGTTGTACGTGACGATATCACTAACAGCGTAACTAAGCTAGTTGGTTCACAGATTCAGCGTCAGGTAAACCACTTCCAACAGTCAACACCAGCAGCAGGTTCAGACTATAAGTTTGATATGCAAATTGAAATTCTTGATGGTGTTAATGCTGGCGCAAGTGAAGTTTGGTACTTAGAAGGCTGCTTCTTAACTAACGTTGACTACAGCGACAGTGATTACAGCACAAATGAACCAGTAACAGTAACAATGCAAGTTCGTTATGATAACGCAACGCACTACCAAGGTGACAATGATGTCAACGGTAGAACAAGCGGTGGTAATCCATTCCCAGATACTGTTGGTCTAAACGAGCTAGGCACAAACGCTTAATGAAATATTATTGTAGCTGGCAGGAATGCCAGCTACAATTTATTTCTTATTTTGGGAATTAAGTGCATGAGTATTATCGGAAAAATCTTAGATATCTTTGGCCCGGGTGGAAATAATTTTTATGCACGTGACTTCCGCAATGCTTATACTTTTCGTCCAGATCAAAATCCTCCCCGCCAAAAATTTCAAGGTTATGTAAGTTTTGTTGTCAACCGTGAATTATACGGTTCGACTCTTTACGGCAATGAAGTAAACTCAACATTTAGACTTCGTTTAGGTAGTTTAGTTAGAAGTGCTACATTACCTGAAGTTGAATTTAAAACTGAAACTAAAAATTCATATAACAGAAAACGTATTGTTAATACTGGGGTAGAATACCAACCGGTAGATATTAAAGTATTTGATACTATTAATAATGAATGGCTAACAATGTTTATGAAATATTTTAGCTATCACTACATGAATCCTAGAAACAAACAGTTTGGTGACGAACGCGAAGTAGGCAACGACCCTAGACAATCTAAAACTAACCAGCAATACGAAGGATCCAAATTTGGCGCATCAAGCGACAATACGAATTGGAATAGTAACGCATATGGATATAATTTAAATGAATTGGCTAATTTCTTTGAACGAATTGACTATGTTCTTTACCACGGCAATAAAGGTGTTCAATATAGTTTAATAAATCCTGTTCTCACTAGATTCAGAACAGGTGAAATTGACTACGCTAGCTCAGATGTAATGGAATTTGACATGACTTTTGAATACGAGTCATTCACAATATCAGAGCAAGTCAATTTTGGTTTAAGTGATTTTGATATTGCTAGATTTGAAAATGCTAAGGATTTTAAAGGACCAGCGTTCGTACCATTTAATGTTCCTGTTCTCCTACAAGAACGACAATTAGAAATGTTATCCGGGTATAAAAACGCGGAAAAATATGCAAGATCATTTCAGCAACAACCAGAAGCTTCAGCTGAAATTGTTGTATCGGCCCCCAAGGCACCGCCAAGTGTTTATGGAGAGCGAGCTAAAATTGCTAGTCCAGCAGAAAAAGATAAAAGTTTTATTGGCGGTCTTTTAAGTAACATTGCAGATAACGCACTAAGTGCAGCCATTCATGGAACTAGTATTAAAAATGCAGTAATTAATACCGCTGTGGGAGGCATCACACAGGGTATAGTGAATACCATTAGACCTCCTGTTCGAGGAACTAGACAACAACCCACTTCCGAAGCTGAAACATCGTCTGCAAGTACTTCTGAAAAACCAGCAGTTAAGCCAGAAGGATCTTCATAATGTCTTCTACTAGTTTATACGATACCTTTGGAAATGAGGTAAAATATCAGATTACTCAAAACACACTTGTAGCATATTTAGAAAATGCTACAGTAAAATTTCCGCTACCTGAAGCAAGTACAAGCATATTAGCATCACTCTTTAAAGATAAGGATGATTCAATTAACCCTACTTTATTAGAACAGGTACAACAGCGTTTAATAAAGTCTGGATTCAAAGAAGCAAATGCTAAAGCAATGGCGGATGTACTTATTCGTGTAGCAGCCGCAGAGCGTGTAAATGTGTTAGATTACTTTGAAGTTAACAGTAATACTTTAAAGCTAACAGTAGACACTTATAATGCAATTAATGCACTACGTCCGGTAGGAAATAGAGTCAATTTAGTCCGCCCATTAAACAACTCTGCTACAAAATTTAGACAGTTAATTCAACCGTAATGAGTAGATTTGCACAAGCAGTTTATACAGTACAAAACCCTCAAAAATATGTAGGGCAAAATGTTCCTTACTACCGAAGTAGTTGGGAATTGGCATTTATGCGTATGTGCGATCAGCATCCTAATATATTAAAATGGGCAAATGAAAGTGTTAAGATACCTTATTTGAATCCCCTCACTAATAAATGGTCAAACTATGTTCCTGACTTTATGATTCAATATATGGATAAGGGCGGTACTACTCATGTTGAATTAATAGAAATTAAACCTAAAAATCAAACTACATTAGAAAGTGCTAAGACTGCAAGTAACCGTGCAGCAACAGTAGTAAATTCTGCTAAATGGACAGCCGCACAAGAATGGTGTCAACGCAAAGGCATACGATTCCGAGTGTTAAACGAAGACCAAATATTTCAGACTAATAAAAAACGAACACCTAAAAGCAGAGTAGCCAAAAAGAAAAGCTAATAAGTAGTAGTATGGAACAACGAAGATACTTCACAAACTATACTCTACCTGATTCAGGCGAAGCATGGAACAGTGACATAGGTATTAGAGCAGACAATACTGCTCCTGAAACTATACTATCTCCTGACGATCCATATTACGAAATGGCTATGGGAAAAATAACAGAGGAAAAGCACAATGACTAAAAAACTTGAAGAAGAATTTGGCTTGCCTCCTATTGAAGATGTATTACCTGAAGCGCAGGAAAATTCTAATGACGAAGCGTTTAATGCTGTAGCAACTATCGATGAAGTACAAGAAGCAATTAGTATCAGTGAAAAAATAGACAACGCCTTAGCTGAAGTACGTGGTATGGAAGTACATGATAGTGAGATGGATGCTATTGCAGTAGAAGCCATGCAGAGCTATCAACAACTAATGAGCTTAGGTATGAATATGACAGATATGGCAGCAGGGCAAGTGTTTAACAACGCCGCTAACATGCTTAAAATTGCACTAGAAGCTAAAGATAGCAAAGTTAATCGTAAACTTAAACAAGTGGACTTGATGCTTAAAAAAGCGCGAGTAGATCAAACTGCTAAAAAGATAGGCGACAGTGATGCAGAGGAAATTAGTTCTAACACATTTGACCGTAATGAACTGTTAAAGATGCTGGGTAAAAGCGATAAATAACTGCATAATATAGCCCACTAGGCTTGACAAAAATTAGGAGAATTTTATGGCAGATCTATATTCTAGTCTCGGGTCAAACGCTCGCAGAATAGTACCAAGCTCAACTTTTGGTACACCGCAACTAACATCAATTGTTCTTAACACTGACGGCGTAACAATGCCCAACGGAAGTAGTGTATGGTGCCCAAATGACGCAGACGCAGACAACTACAATCCAGACAGTGACTTTGCTTCACCCGGCAGTGATGTATACCTTGCTGTACGTGCAATTCAGCAGTACTGCGAAATATTCCAAGTTGGTGGTTCCAGCGACAGTTACAATGTCACTATCATTGTAAGAGATTCTAGCATTCCTTATGGCCCAGGTCAGACGTTCCAGAGCGAAGGCGAAACAGTAGTAGCATTACAGGATGCTGTTAGAGAAGCATTAGGTGGTGCCGCAGTATTAGTAACAATCGGACGTATCACAGACGACGATACAGACGGTTGATATTTTATACATATATGTAACATGGAAAAGGACCTTCGGGTCCTTTTCTTATATATAAGTATATATCAAATGATAAATAAGTGCATAGCCAAGAGGCTTAAAATATCAGGAGAACAAAATGGCACAGACCAAAGGTAACGGCGCAGGCGTAAGCGAGTTTTTAACTTCAGTAGGCGTAGTAGCAAAATCAAGTTTAAAAGTAATCAAAGTTGATACTGGTGCAAGTCTTGCAACAGAAGACGATGCAACACGTGAAGCAGTAGAGCGTGCTCTACAGTTTATTCAACCACTAGTATATCATGTAAAGAATGATACATCAGGTGAAATCCATGCTGTAGTTGACAGTGCAACATTTGATGCAGCTTCACTACAGGCACAGATCCGTGGCATCGGTACAGATGACGTAAACGGTTATAGCTTTGCTTCAGCAACTGTAACACTAGGCACAAGCCTAACTGTAGCTTAATTTAAAGTTAAGTTAAGAAATTTGAAAAGGGCCTTCGGGCCCTTTTCTTATATCAGATGATAAATAGTTGTAACAGGAGATTTAAACCATGCAACTACGAGATTTTATTACTGAAAGTTTCAAGAAAGAATACTCATTTAGGGTAAAAATTGCGGCTGATTGTAAGCCAGAGCATTTGGATATTATTGAAGGCTGTCTAGCAAAATATAATGTTGTTAGTGTAGCGTCTTTTAAGCGTACCCCAATTCAAGAAAACCCAATGGAGTTTGTTCGTGCAAAAGGCGTTAAATTAATTAGCGAAGTATGCAGTACTGACGTAGTATTAAAATATCCTGTGCATGAAAGAATTTTAGAAGTATGGTTAGCAGTACACTTAGGTTTAGATCACGATAGAGTATTATGCTATAATGTTAAAGATCCTCGCAAGCTAGAAGCAGACAATGCGGCTGAACGCACTGAATATAATAAAGATCGTACTGTTACAGAAGATGATAGCGTACTAGGTAAAGAAGATCAATCACACTATGAAATGCAAAATGAAGGCATTGAAGATGTAGTGTACTTCGGTGAAGAGTATAATAAAAAGTTTTTAGACACCCTAGCAAAAATCAAAGCTGAAAAAGGCGCAGACTATTTCAAGAATTATCCAACCAAAGATGAAATTATGGGCGACAACTTAAAGCCGATGTGGGATACACTACATGGTCAGGCAAACATGGGTAGAGGTGTAGAAAACAAAGAAGTTGACGTTATTAGTCAAAGTGCTAGAAGGAACTAAACATGAGATTGTCTAACATTTTTGAATTATCTAGTTTGACACCTTCGCCAGAAACTGGCATGAATCCTGCACCAAAACCAGGTTCAGCGGCAGCAGCCGCAGGTGCTAATACAATAAGAGGCGTAACTGGCCAATCTGGCTCAGCAGTAGCAAAAGCACTTGGTACGCTAGGTCAAGGCAAAACACTAACACCTGGACTTGCAAAGGCGCTAGATCCTTATGCAGATGCACTAACAAAAATTTTATCAGACCCGCAGTTAAGAACAAAATTTGTTCAGCTAATGAAGCAAACGCAAAAACAAGAAAGCGTCACAGAAGATCAAGATAGCATTGATGCAGTAGCAGGCGCAATTACACGCCGCATTATGATGCAGCATACAGACTTACTCGGCAAGTACGGTCCTGTAAAGGTTATGGCAGCTATTGATGATGTTGCAGATTTTGCAGGCAGCGACGGCTTAGACGAAATCGGTTCAAGCGATGTTAGCATTTGGACCAAACAAGTAATTCAAGATTTAGAAGCAGGTCACTTTGATCACATGGAAAGTGTTGATGAAGCGTTAAACGTAAAACAGATTAAGAAAGATCTCGATTCTGGCATGTCTGTAGATGCAGTTATTGGTAAGCATGCCAATAAAAACACATCTAACACAGACGAAATCCGCAAAATAATTAAACAACATGCGTGGAACAATCGCATGAAGAAAGAAGATGTTGAAGAAGCAGACGGCGAAGATAAAGTAGATACAGTAACAATGGACGTTCCACTGTTACTACGTATGATGGAATATGCTAGAGAAGATGCACACGAAGATATGGATTTACATGACGTAGCAGAGCGTATGATTGCATTGTCAAAAGACGGTCCATTAAGCATGGACGACTATGACAGCATTGTCGGAAGTGTCGAAGCATTACCAGCACCAGAAGAAGAGCCTGTTGAAGAAGGCTACTACGCTCCAGGGCCCGAAACAATGCCAGGCGCAGTAGGACCTCAAGAAACAACTACTGTGAGTTTTAATCAAAGTAAGCAGATGGGTGATGCTACATTAAACATCAACGCATCAGCAAAAGATATGGAAGAATTGCATCGTATTCTAAAGCTAGCAGGCATTGATTACGATAGTGATGGGGGAAAACAAGAGCCAAGTATGCAAGACGTTGCAGTAGCTCTTGCGCCACATGCTCCAGAAGCACCAGCTGAAGAGCCATGTGGTTGTGAAGACGAAGAACCAGCAGACGTAAAATATAGCACAGACAAACAGACACTAATTAATGTTTTACGTGATAAGTTACAAAAAAGGTTGGCATAATTAACTTAAACTCTTTTGGAGTTCAGAAAGCCCGCTCCGGCGGGCTTTTTTTTCGATAAATACTAATATGGCAAAAGGTACAGTAGAAAGTAGTCTAACTAAATCAGCATACGCTAAAGTAGCGTATACTAACGACACGCTAAAAGAATTTAGAGCATGTTGTCATCCACAAACTGGTCCTAGGTACTTTATGGAAAAGTACATGATGATTCAGCATCCAACTAAAGGTGCGATAAAGTTTATTCCTTTTGATTATCAGTTAGAGCTAATTAAAAATTACAACGATTATCGTTACAGTATTAACATGCTGGGACGACAAATGGGCAAAACAACTGTTGCTGCCGGCTACCTACTTTGGTACGCTATGTTTGTACCAGATAGTACTATTCTTGTTGCGGCTCACAAGCAAACAGGTGCTAGTGAAATTATGCAACGTATTCGTTACGCATATGAAAACGTGCCTGATCATATCCGTGCAGGTGTTACAGAATATAATAAAGGTAGTATTACTTTTGATAATGGTTCACGTATTGTAAGTACCACAACTACAGAAAACACTGGTCGTGGTATGTCTATCTCGCTAATTTATCTAGACGAGTTTGCGTTCGTGCGTAACACTATTGCTAAAGAATTTTGGGCTGCTTTATCACCTACACTATCAACTGGTGGTAAGTGTATTGTTACTAGCACACCTAGCAGTGACGAAGATACGTTTGCTGAAATTTGGAAAGCAGCAAATAAAACCTATGACGATTATGGCAACGAAACTGAAGTAGGTGTTAACGGTTTCAGAGCAATGTTTGCTAAGTGGGACGAACATCCTGAGCGCGATCAAGTGTGGGCAGATGCAGAACGTAGTAGAATTGGTGATGAACGTTTCCGTCGTGAACACGAATGTGAATTCGTTATCTATGATGAAACACTAATTAGTGCAATCAAACTATTAGACTTACAAGGCACTGAGCCTATTTCTCGTATGGGCCAAGTACGTTGGTATAAACATGTTAGTCCAGCTAATATGTATGTGGTTACACTAGATCCAAGTGCCGGCACAGGCGGAGACAATTCTGCTATCCAAGTTGTTGAACTTCCGTCAATGATTCAGGTAGCAGAATGGTGTAACAATAAAACACCTATTGAAGGACAGATGCGTACTATGATGGACATCATGCAGTACATCAAAGAACGTGGCGCTCATCAAATTTACTGGACGGTAGAAAACAATTCAATTGGTGAGGCTGCGTTAGTTGTCATTCGTGACACAGGTGAAGAAAACTTCCCCGGCGACTTCCTTCATGAACCAAAACGCATTCAAGGTTATAAAGGACGTAAAGGCTTCCATACTAATCATAAGAGTAAAGTTGAAGCCGCTATTGCACTAAAACGTTTGATTGAAAAAGACAAGATTACTATTAACAGCAAAATGCTTATAAGTGAACTTAAGAACTTTGTTGCTAGAGGTAACAGCTATAGTGCTAAACCTGGACAAACCGACGATTTAGTGATGAGTCTACTAATTGCTGTTCGTGTTATATCTTATATTAGTACGTTTGAAGATGAAGTCTTTGGTGCAGTTAACAACAGTTTAAGCACAGACGAATTTATGCAAGAGGATGAGTACGATTCTCCAATGCCGGTACTGTAATGATTCACATTGAGAAAATATCGTTAAAAAAGATTAAAGAACCTGAGTTTCAAAATCAATATCATAACTCACAAGGCCAAACGTTTGTTGAGTATCTAGCAGGTGTTACTCCGTTATCTGAAGATGAATATAAAAAGAAGATGTGGAGATTTAATAACACTAATTTAATAAAGCATATTAACACACGGTTGCCACAAAAACTTTCTGGTGTGTCTATAGGAAAGTGGTTTGGCGAAACTGGTATAGACTTAGATGAACTTTTATTAAATCCTCCTAAAATAGATAATCTAGTAATAGAGCTTCCTGTTGATTATCTAAGTGTTATTTCAGTAAAACGATTAAAACTTTTATTCGAATCTCATACTATAATGCTCAACGATTTTGAAGAATTTTGTTGCACATACGGAGTATACCAACCTCATATAATT